CAACATCTCGGAGATATATCCTTTCTCTTTTTTCAGTGTTATCTTTTCAATCAGTTTAGTATCCCTTACAGTTAACTTTAATTGTGCTTTGTAGATGTATCCATCAATCTCTAGCTCCTCTACTGTTGGATATTCTTTGCGTTCTGCAGAGTTAAATTCTTTGACCATACCCACAAAATCAGCCACATCATAGTCCCAAAACTCACTTTCAGGAATGCCAAGGTAGGCAAACACTTGGAGGTGCTTATCAATGGGGTCAAGTTCCTGATTGTTATTAATATCAGTGATGGCTTCGAACTGCTCAATGGTCAGCTCTTCTAGTTGGTTGGGAATTTCCCTGTTTAAGATAGTTATCATAGTTTAATTTTTGAACAAATATAGAGTTTTTTTAATATAGGTAGATGGCTAAAAAGAATATCCCTACCTATCAAATCACTATCGACCCAGCATACGCTGAAAATGGTGAGGACCTTGGCATTGAGCAGATAGCATTTACTGCTACACCTGCAATCAAAGTTAAGGGGATGGCATTCAGTTCCCAAGCTAAACCTTTATTCTTTTCGGATGAGTTAAAATACCGTATCACTGCACCTGCTTTGATACCTATGGAGATTTACCGCTTTGATGAGGATAGCAAGGAAGAGTACAATGTCAAGTTTACTAAGGAAGAGATTGAGCTAATCCATGGCAAGTTCATGAAGCAGATGGTCAACCGAGATTTATTCAATCTTGAGCATGACCAATCTAAGACTGTACCTGCCTATGTCCTTGAGGCATGGATAGTAGATACTCCAATGGAGGACAAAGCCTATTCATCATTTGGTATTGAAGTACCGGAGGGTACTCTTATGGTTACTGCTCAGGTAACGGATAAGGAATACTATGCAGAATTAGTTAGCCAAGAGCAGATTGGTTTCAGCATAGAGGGGTACCTTGGGATGAAGCTTAAAGAGCAAACAAAAACAAATATACAAATGAACAAATTACCTGATGGAGAGCATCTAATCGAGGGTAAAATCTATGTCGTAGTTGACGGAGAGGTTACTGAGATACGTGATGCTGAAGTAGTGGAGGCCTCTGAAGAGGTAGCCCTAGAAGATACTGTTGTCGAAGAGACAGTAACAGCAGAAATTCCTGCAGAGGAAGAGACAATGGCGGTTGACCCTGTAGTTGATGCAGAGGCAATCCTTGCTATTGTTAAGCCTGTAATGGATGAGCAAATGAATGCTTTACTTGCTATGATAGCTGACCTTAAAAACCAATTGGAAGAGGCACTATCTGCAGAGGTAGAGGAAGAGGTGGTGAGTGAGGCTGTGGCCATGAGTGCACAGCAACGTTTTTCTAGTGTAAACAAATTTATAAACAAATAAAACCATGCGTAAATTAAAATTCGATTTGAACATCGACTCTACTGCTTTATTAGCAGCAAACCCTGAGGCATTCTATTCTAAGGCATATTTGTCTGAAGATACTGCTGACAACTACCGAACTTTGCCAGGTGTAAAGTACAAAACTAAATTAGCTTCAGTTACTTTTGGTAACATTTTGCAAGCATCTACTTGTGCATTTACTGCACCAACTGATGACCTTGATGCTAAAGAAATTGACGTTTGTGCTCTTTCTGCAATGGCTCAAATTTGTCAGTTTGACTTAGAGCAATCTTTCCTTGCTTTGCAAATGAGCCAAGGATCTAACGGAGATTTCTCTGTTGCATCTTTCATGTCTTTCTATTGGGGTGAGATGGCTAACAAAATCAACGGAGATATCGAGTTAATCAGATGGAAAGGTGATACAGCTTCATTAAACCCTACATTAGCATTGTGTGACGGTTATGAGAAAGTATTAGGTCTTGATGTGAACGTTATCAATCCTGCTACTGCTCCTGCAATCGCTAACTTTGCTGCATTAGAGGCTGCTTTATCTGCTGCTTTATCTGCACTTCCTGCATCTATTGCTACTCGTACATCTGACTTGCGTATCTTTATGCCTACTCAGTTAGTTAATATGTACCGATTAGGAGTTGCTTCAGGTAACACTCAAGCTTATATCACTCAAGATTTATCTTTGACTTACTTAGGTATCAAAATAGTTATCTGCCCGGGGATGAGCAATAACAAATTTGTTATCACTTTGAAAGACAACCTTATCTACGCATTCGATGCTGAGGGAGATAGCTCTGACCTACGTGCAGTTAACTTAGCTGATACTGTAGCTGAGCCTTACATCAGAACTCGTGCTAACATGAAAGTTGGTTTCAACTTCGTGAACCCATCTGATATCTATTTCTACAATTAATAAATAACCATGAGCCCTCAGTGATGGGGGCTCTTTAATACTTATAACCATGGCTTGTCAAGCATTAGAAAATATAGCAAAATCATGTCTAAACAACAGTGGAGGTATTTATGGTATTTGGATTAACCAACAAGATGAGGTTCTTTCTATTGTTCCTGCAGACCCATCAGCGGGTGCAGGTTGGACAATAACAGCAATCAATCTTCAAGCTCCTCCTGTACTATTTGAAAACTTCTACGTTAGACGTAACACATCAAACTACACAGAGGACTCAACCATTGACCTAGTGAATGGTAGCTCTTTTGTGACTCAAACTGTTAACCTAGTATTTCATAGACGTGAGGCTGCAAAGTCCCGTGCTATCAAAATCCTAGGCTCAGGACAGCAATACTTAGCCGCTATCATCCTTGATGCAAACGGTTTATATTGGTACTTCCCATACTTGCAGGTATCTGCAACTGCTGAGGGTTCTGGAACAGCTCGTGCGGATGGCTCTAAATATGCAGTTACTTTGGTAGCGGAGAATGAGTACCTTGCATACGAGATTACTGAAGCTGCTGCATTAGCAGTACTTGCTCCTTAATATCCTGCCTCTCTATATTGAAGCCCTGCCATTGGTGGGGCTTTTTTTATGAACATTTGACAAACCTAAATTAATATAGGTGTGATATACTTAGATCAAGGTGTTATTAATCAGTTTGTACTTACCCTATCAGAGGTAACTACGGTTAGTACACCACATTATTTGTTTGTATTCACCAATGAAATGAATACCACAAGCACACCACAGCTCTTTACATCTGCTGATACGAGTGCTTACCCTGAAAGATACAACCTGTTTACTCTTGATGAGCCTACAGATATTATACTCAGAAAGGGTCAGTACGTTTACCAGGTATATGAGAGCTCAACTGCATTCGTTTTGCCCCTTACAATAGCACAGACTACAGGCGTAGTTATTGAAGAGGGTAGAATGGTAGTCAGTGGTCCTGCAGGAACTTCAATATACGATTAACTATGGCATGGTACGATAGATTTATTAACAGCAAACCCAAAGGCCCCGAAGTTGTGGAGGGCTATCAATCATTTAGCACCCCATTCCTACCGGTAGGAAGAGGCAACTTGACACTGCCTTACATCAATGGTAGATATGTACAGGAGTCATGGGTCCGATTTGGTGAGGGCAACCTTTATCCTGAAATGCTTAATCAAATGTACTACAGCTCGCCATTACATGGTGCAATTGTGGACTTTAAGACCAATGCTGTGATTGGTGGAGGGTTTAACCTAACCACTGACAAGCTAACACCACAGGAAAAGCTAGAGATGTTTAGCTTTGAGAAAAAAGCTAACTTAAAGCACACCGTTAAGGCAGTTACAAAGCAGTTAATCATCCACAATCGAGTATATTTTAAGCTATATTTTGGTGAGAAAAGAAAGCTTATCAAGATAGAGAATGTATCACCTGAGAAAGTAAGGGTATCACCATGCAAAAGATACTATTATTTATCAGATGATTGGAGTACCAGGATAGATACGGAGGTAATTAAGCCTTACCACATCACCTGTACGGATGAAATTCAGCTATATTGCTATGAGGTAAAGTCAGTTGGACAGGATTATTACCCACTACCTACCTATACAAGTGCATTAAACTTTGCTTTTTTGAGTGGCGAACTGTCGTACTTCGCAAAAAGTAACATTCAAAATAGTGTGTTCCCATCCTTTGCTATGATGTTCCCTAAAAGACCACAGTCTGAGGAGGAAAAACACATGATCAAGGAAACAATCGACAGGTTGAAAGGTGCAGCCAATGCAGGAAAGGCAGTAGCATTCTTTGCTAACAGTGCGGACCAACTACCAAAGATAGAAAGCCTACCAACTAATGCCAATGATAAGCTATTCCATGAGGCATCTGCATTGAATACTGAGCAGATTTGTTTTAGTCACACCATTGACCCTATCCTAATGGGTATCCGCACCACAGGTAGCTTGGGTAATGGGTCCGATATCAAGCAGGCTTATGTTATATTTGAGAAAAACGTAGTAATGGAACTACGTCAACAGGTGGTGACTATTTTTCAAGAAATACTGACCATTGCTCGCATCCCTGCTGAGTTCACTATCAATAACTTTCAAATCATTGGTGATGCTATTGTTGAGGTGGATGAAGAAACGGCAAAAGTTAAAGATGCATTAAACAACTTGAGTGATGCACTGCTAAGCAAAGTACTTGAAAAAATGACTACCAATGAGATTAGAGCTCTAGCCTCTTTACCTCCAATTGATGAACCTACAAACCCTGCTCAGTAATGTTATATTTTATCACCGAAACCTACCTAAAAACAAACACACCGATAACTGCCAATGTGGATGTGACGGATGTAACCCCATACATAGCTACTCAGGCAGCACTAAGAGTACAGCCTATCCTGGGCACTACTTTTTACAACTATCTATTAACTCAATACAATAACACAGCACTCAATCCTGATGAGATAAATCTAGTAGAGTTTATACAGCCGGTCATTGCATGGAGGAGTGCAGAGGATGCAGTGTTTGGCTTGACGTATCAGCTCAAAAACAAAGGGCTTCAAACTCAAAACGGAGATTATTCTGCAAGCGTATCCCGTAGTGAGGTGGCATTTGGCATGGAGCACTATGCACAGAAAGCATCATTCTTTGAGCAGAGACTTATTAGATGGCTGTTAGTTAATAGAAATCTATTTCCTCAGTTTATATCTACCACTAACCAGGATACTGATCTTAGGCCAATGTTCAATAACTGCAGCTGCATTAACCAATGGCAAACAACTTGCCTAGGCACCTGTGGCACCTTCAGAGAAAATGGATACAATAACTCTATCTTAATACTCTAATGAAAGTACAGTTAGCCATTCTATT